CCCAGCCACAAGTCACCGTCCTTGCCAACTGGCTCTGAGTCTTGCTCAAAAACAATTGGCAGTTCTTCAACCTTTGCGTAACCGCCAAGGTCAATGGTGCCGCCAGTGGCAATGTCCACCAGAAGGGCATCCACTTCGGCCTTGCTGTAGACCTTGACAAGCTCACCATCGACATAAGCCGTGGTTGCATAGGCAGACAGATCGACCGTGGGCCCTGAGATGCCAGCCAGAAGGGCATCAGTCTCAATGTCTGTGTAGTAGCCAACCAGTCCTTTGGGGACTGAGAGCGCATTCTGCTGGACCGTGTACGGTGTTGGGCGAACTGGGGCTGGCATGGCTACTCTTTCCACAAAGGAAGCAGGTATCGTTGGCCTTGAATCAGCACTGGAACGGCACCAACGAAGTGCGGGACCGTGTAGGTCTGGCCGTCTGGGCTGAGTCCGATGTACTCGCCGTCTGTGGTCTGGGTGGTCGGCGGGTCGGCATAAGTGAACAGGACAGAATCACTAGCCCCGGGAGCAACCGGAGGGGCCGGGAACAGCGGAGTCAGGTAGCGGACCCCGTTCACCATCACGGGGATGCCACCAGTCCAGAGCGGCTCATGGTATTCAAGGCCGTCAGGACTAAGCCCGATGGGCAGCCCGTTCACCTGCACCGTAGCTGGAGGGTCGAGGTAGGTCGGAGGATTAGCGTTGCTGAAGGGGAGGTTGCCGCCAATGGTGGTGCCGTCTGGGTAAATCCAGAGGTCACCAACCGTGTCTGCCGGGGGCGGCTCGACGTTTGAGACAATGTGGCTGCCGCAGGAGCCGCCGCCTTGGCCGTCATTCATCCACGGAAGCTGGGACCACTTCAGCCAGCCGTCGCCAATCTTGAGATTGGGGCCTTGGGTCTTGCCAATGACGTAGCCCATCTCGCCAGAGGCAAGAATTGGGTCGTTCTTGAGCCAGTTTTCAGCCGTGTCCTGCCGTACCCTGATCTTCCAATAGCCCCTCTCATCAGAGGCGCAGTTGGAGAAGATTGAGGGTGCGTGGCAGGGGATTGCCGGGGTACAGTCCATGGGCCGCTCCTGCCCTATTTATGTCCCGGCTGCGTCAAACTGAACCGCTACTTGCCGCGCTTCCATGCGGGTGCGTGTTTGTCCTTCACCTGCCGAACTGCCTCTTGACGGGTCAGCTTGGGGTTACTTGCCATGGCCTGCTTGGCCAGCTTGTCAACGATCTTGGGGTTCAGGGCAGGCCGGACGGGCTCCACCTCATGGCCCTCAACGGTCACAATCCCGCTGACATTGAGGTTACGCGCCTTGGCTACCCGTTTAATGTCGGACACAGAGTCCACCCACGCGCTGGGGTCCATGTGCCCGCGTTTGTCCGCAAGCCCGCCGAGGTAATACTTGCCGTTGATGTTGATGCCCGCCGCCTTGGCCTCTCTGGCCATCTTCTTGGCCATTCTCGCCGGTATGCCGTCCATCCAGTTCCCGTCAAGCCGCCCCTGCATGAAGGCTCGGTCGGTGCCTTGGGTGCCCGGTGGTTGCTGGAGGGCCGTCATCAAGGCCCAACGCTCCCCGTAACCCATAGCCAAGACCTTCTTGTAATGGTCCTGAACGTGCTTGGGGGCGTTCTTGATCTCAAAGGGAAGGTCGCTCATGCAGTCCTCCAAGCTCTTCAGGGTCCACGCAGTTGAAGTGCATTACTGTAGCTCCGGGGGCATGGGTTCAGGAGGAGGTCCCTCCCCGCCGCCCGCCGGGGCCGGGGAGGCGGCATCGGCTGGTCCAGCGGGCGGCTGGGGAGGCTGCGGCGGCGGGGGCTCGGGGATCATGTAACCAGTTGGATCAACGTCGATGGCATCGCAGTAGTCCTTCATCAGGGCGTTCCACGGGCCAACAACACCCTGCGGAATCAGCCCCTGAACAACCGGCCCAACCGTCTGAAGGGCAATCTGCAATGCTTCGATCCTTCCAGCTTTGTTTGGCTTTCTGGCACTGCCAGCCTCAATGCGGTACTCGTAGTTCATCGCAAGCTGGCCAAGAGTTACAGTCTCCTGCAAGCTCTTCCAAACAGTCGCACCGATTGGGCCAAGCACCGGGGCAACGTCCTGATCCTGAAGCAACCAGCGGGCAGCCAACGCTTCACGGCGGGCCAGCATGGACATGGCGTCCTCAAGCACATTTGCCATATCGTCCGGCCTGACGCTGATCTGCTCTGACTTCACCTGTGCCTCTGCGGCACTTCTATACTGGGCGCGTGTGAGCCCATACGTCAGTTCAGTAAGGCCAACCCGCTTGTCGAACATCTCCGAAACGGCCTGAATAATCTGCCATAATTCCGGGGAAACCTGCGGGAGTTGCAGGATGGAAACGATGTCATTGACCGACCGACCAAGAGTCTCGGACAACTCGACCAGCGAGAACCCGGACTGCTCATGCTTGAGCAACTGATCCTTGATGTCATCGCCCGCCGCCTTGCTGACGCCCACCAATGTCTTGGAGGAAATCATCACGCGGGTGGCAAGGAACGATAGGGCCCAGTTCAGGAACTTGAGTTCCGGCATACCGGGTTTCATGTGGCTGATAGGCCACACAGACCCGGGCTTGCGGTGACACTGGAACGGGGTGAACGGCCAGCCGTTGTGGTCCGCGTAAAAAGGAATTGGCCACCGGGTCCGGGTGAACAGGCTATTGGGAAGGCCAGTCTCGTCCGGCTCCTCCATGGCGATTTCCTTGGGGACATTAAGGGGGAAGTCCACCCCTTCAGCGACCACCAAGTAACAGTTAGGGCCCAAGGCATCGAACATCTGGGCGTACTCTTTCGGTGCCCCCTTGAGGGTGTGACCGAATCCAGTCTTGCTCCAGATTTTCCAGTAGACGATCAGGTCGTTCGTCTTGCCGTTCTTCTTCTTCATCTTGTAGCCACGGTCCTCTTCCATGGACCGGGCGACAAAACTCTCCATGTGGCCCTTCAGTTCAGACCTGTCGAGCCCGTACTTCTCGGCCACCTCGGCAATCGGGTGAACGCAGCGGCGGGCACACCACAGGATGTCCTCCTGCTCGTCTGCGTCCGGGTCCAGAAGCAGGTTGTCCACAGAGTCATGGAAGCTGCCGATGAGCCCAACGGGCGGGCCGTCCTCACCCCCCATCTCAATCAGTTCAGTCCACCACACACCCATCCCCTTCAGAATGCCCTCGTCCACAACCTTGCGGGTGTGTTCTTTCAGGTTCAACTGGTTGGGGGTGTAGTTCAAGTAGGCCCCAATAATCTCGGCAAACGCTTCTCGTTGCTTTTCGGCAATGCCAATCTCTTGGCTGGCCTGAAGGTACTGCTCCACGTTGGGGGGCAGCATCGGCTGGCCAGTCATCGGATCGACCTGCGGTTGCTGGCTGGTATCAATGCCAACAGCTTCCGGCGGGACGGCTGGGAACTTCTTGGTGGTTACAGTCCGCACCGGGTTACGGGCATAGATCACTGAGCCAATGAGCTTTACAGCCTCAAAAGCCCGGTTCACAGTCATCCGAAAGCTGGGAGGGGCAATCTTGGAATAGGGGGCCGCGCCCTCTTTCCAGAAGAAGTTCTCCCCACCGTCGAAGAAGTTCATCGCTTCTCGGGCATCCTCTGAGAAAGCCTTCTTTGCCTTGCGGGCAAGCTCCAGCTTCTTCAGCCATCCTGTGGAGATACTCCGCAGAGCATCCTCCATCTGTTTCTGTGGGATGATGTCTTGGGGCGGGTCAGCCAACTGGCTGGGGTCGCCGCCGGACATGGGGATTTCTGGGTCGAGGTTCTCGTCCATTACTTGCTCCCGTATCTGCGACAACAGTACCACTGGCCGCTTGGGCCTTGTGCGTAACCAACGTCAACGTCAGGCATACCGCTGTTGGCAAAACAACAGTTCCGGTAGGCTGCACCCGGGGTGGGCCCCATGCCCAGACCTTCCGGCCCAGAATTACCACCCAAGTGCTGGAGCCTGCCCATGCTTGCGCAGGCTTCAGCCACGCCTTGAGCCGTGTTCACCATGGCGCGGGCCATGTTCTGAACAGGCTGGCCCTGAACGTACTGCCGCCGTGGGCGGGCCTCTGCCGTCGAGCAAACGAGGCAGATGATCGCTGCGGTAAGGAGAGTCTTCATTCGGCCACCTCCACTTCCACTGCGTCTTCCTTGCGGGGGCGACCGGGGCCACGGCGAACCGGCTCGTCAGCGGATCGGGCCGCGTCGAGCTTGAGCTTTGTCAAGAACGGCTTTAGTTCCTTGAGAAGCTCGGTGGTGGGGTGAACCGTCCAGCAACCCCACTGCATCCAGTTACCGGCCATCTCCGACTCGCGCCAGAACGGATCGTCTTTGTGCCGGACACTCTTCTTCTCGACAAACCCGGCATTCTCTGAGAACACCAAGACCGAGATAGTCTCCCGCCCTTTCTGAAGCACCCAGCCCAAGTTGGGCGGGGAAGCGTTCAGGGGATCGTCGTGCCACTGGATAAGGTCGCCAAGTTCAACATTGGGCATCGCATACATGGTTTTGCCTCCACCACGGGGAAAGGAACTGGCCGTAGCGTATCGACCCCCAGAGGGCGGGCAATAGTTACGCGACGTAGGATTGCGTCGTGTAACTCGACGGGGCGAGATACACCACGCTATCGTTCTCGCCGCGCTCTCTGCGGCGACGAGCTACCCAGTCCTCCCACCATGCCTTCTCTACCTTTGTGTCGGGCTTGTAATACCGAATGTCCGCAGCCATGAGGTAACGCATACAGTCCATCAAATGGCTCACCGACCGTGGATGCGGCTTATCAAGGACGATGGACTGACCGCCAACTACCGTTGACTGCCGCTTGTAACGCTTGATTTCCCGAATGAAGTTTGGAAGGGCCCCTTCCAGCACTCGCAACTTGGGGGTGCCGCTGGCCCTGATGTGCATGGCATTACGCACACTCTCAATTCCAGCCATAACGTCATCCGATCCGTGCATGAATGAAGAGCCGGTTGCCTTGGATCGGATGCCCAGAGACTCAAGCTGCTCCGAATACTGCTGCCCGGGGGACTTGCCGCCGCCGATGTCGGTCAGGCGGGCACCGTGGGAGTCAATTAAAAAGGCGTAGAACTGCGGCTGGCCTGCCACCTTGGAGGCGAACTTCTCCGCAAAAACCACGGCGGAACAGTTGGGGATGTACAGTTCGTCATACAAAAGGACGAAATCCCCAGATGGCGGAACCGCAGCGAACAGAACCGCACAGACCGCATGGCCCGGGTCAACAGCCGCATACCGGCACCAGTCTTGGGGAATCTGGCCGTCCGGCAATTCCTTCCTCAAGTAACCGTGGATGCCCATGTTGAACGAGCCGTAAAGGAGAACACTGTCGAATGTGAACTCGCCCTCCGCTCTCATCCGCAGAACTTCCTCGCCCTGTGCCGCCCACTGCTCCACCGCAAGGGCACGGGCTTCCTTGGAGATGTGTTCGTTGTCGAGGAACCGCAGGACGAACTTTTTGGGGTTGTCCCTGCCCTCTTCCGCAGCCTTGTCGGCCCGCTCGCACAGCCCAAAGAGGGCGTCATTCTTTGAGTGCGGGGTGGCCGACCAAATCAGCCGTCCCTTGTAATCCGCCAAGCGGGCCTGTAACTCCGCGAGCCATGTACTCTCGGAAGCCAAGTCCTCGTCAATCCACGCAAGGTTTGCCCTGTACCCCTGCGGAGGGTCGCCTTCTGACGAGAAGAAGTAGATTTGCCAGCCGTTCGTAAGCTCGCAGGACTGCATATAACCTGCGGACTTCAGCACCCAACTGACGTTCTTTATCATCCGGGGCGGGATCAGGGGCGGGGCGGGCTTGGCGTCCGCTTCCCTTTCCTTGTCTGTAACCGGGTCATACGCGCGCCAGACTTTCGTATGGGCGTCCTGAATGATCTTGAATGCCCCTGCCTTGAATAAGCCGCGAACGCAGACCATGCCAATGTGCCGCCAGTCGGCCCCTACCACCACGGCAGTCCCATTCTCCTTGGGATACTTGCCTTCGACCGGGTGCGTTCCCGTCACTGCCCAAGCGAACTCCATCATGGCAGCCGTAGTCTTGCCGCTCCGATTTCCCCCCAGCACAACACGCTCTGAAGCCATGTCATCATGGAAAGGTTGTTGGTTGGCGTTGGGCCGGTAGAGCCGGACAGACTCAAGCTGGCGGGATGCCAACTCCCTCTGGAGGTCCAACATCTCCTGACGAGCGTGCTGGCTTACTTGGTCGAGGGGGTTACTCACGCGGCGGCTCCGCTAGGCGGGCCATTGCGGCGGCTTGCTCAAACTCAACCGGCGAGATGTTCACCAGATTGGCCGGAACCTCCACCTCACTGGACTGGTTCAGGTAGTCGAGGTTCTTCTGGGATTCCGCAGCCAAAGCAATCTTCTGGGCAAGACGGGCCTCTAGCTCATCATCCGTCATCAGGCTGACGGGCTTCTGGACCGCACCGCTTTCGGCCACATTGTTGGTCAGCCGAACAACTGTCTCCAGAATGCTGGTCCGAATCCTGCCCCCGGATGGCGCAGAGTGGTAGGTGTGGACTAGCTCGTTTGCCAGACCGTTCACGCCACCAAACAAGTTGTAGACGCTCTCCAGTAATTCCGTAGAGTGCGGGATGTTGCTGCCGCCTTTGCGGACCAGCGGAGCGGACATGAACGCTTCTGCGGCCCGCCGGGAGGTGGAGTCCATCTTCTGCTTGTGCTTGACCAGCTTGTGGCAAGCCTTGCAGATGGGCTGAAGAGTGTGCTGCGTCCCGGGGACCAAAGGCCACTTCCTGCGGTCGAGCGGCTTGACGATGCCGCACAACTCACAGGCACGGCTGGACATCATCCGGCCATCAGGCTGAACATCGGGAATTTCCACTTCTTCCATGCTTCACCTATCAAGCTGGAGGGAAGACACGTTGGGATCAGGACGAACCCCGTTGGCCAACTTCTGGAGCTTGACCAGAGGGCTCTCTTCCTCTGCCACCTGACCATCCTGTCGGGCCATCAGGTCGCCAACAGACTGGCCAGTGAGGAAGTTCCCCAGCCCAGCCACCGCATCCGATGGCAGACGAGAGTCGAGGAGCTTACGGATCATGTCGCTCATAGGATTTCCAGCCCGGCTCCCCGGGGGACCATGCGCCGGAAGCATGGCCCCCCGGAGTGATACCAACGATGACTTAGTTGAAGAAAGCCTTGGCAGTGGCAGCTTCAGCGGCAGCCTTCTGGCTGGCATCAGCTTCCTTGACCGCAGCCTTGGCTGCTTTTCTCTCTGCCTTCGACTCAGCAATCATCGCCCGCTTGACCTTGCGACCAGCCTGATGGGAGGCACGGCGACCCATCGGGGGGCCACCAGCACCAGCGGGCTCACCGACCGTCACGCTCTCGGTGACGGTGACGTTGCCGGGGCCATCGACCTCGACCTTTTCCTTCACGGTCACGCCGGGGCTGACCACAACCTCCTGATCAACCTCGACAGCCACAGGGGCAGCCGGGGTCTTCTTGCCGTGGCAGGAAGTACCGGCCTGCACCTTTTCCACGGCGGGAAGGGCGAGGCAACCGAGAAGCAGAGCGATGGCGAAGATTGCGTACTTGTACATGGGAATTACTCCGGGTTGGGAAGGGACAGGGACTGCTCACTTGAAGTTTTGGGTCCAGTAGGGGCGACCATTGTTGACGTAGCCAACTCCAATGTAACGGTAGTTTGGGCTGAGTATGTTTCTACGGTGGCCGGGAGAATTGAGCCATGCCCTCATTACTGACGCTGGTGTCTCTTGCCCCACGGCGACGTTCTCTCCGTAACCACTTCCGCGACTGTGGTGCATACGAGAACCAGACTGAACTCTAGACCAATTGCGAGAGAACTTCATTATCTCTGGCATTGGCTGTAACGAGCTAAGTCCCCTGCGGTTTCTCTCCAGATTCGTTAGTCGGATTACCTCTAGTTCATAGGGGCTGCCGATTGGTGCTGGCTTGGGGACAACCTTGGGTGGCCTTGGCGGCGGGCAGACAACGGGGACCACAACTGCTCGGATGCCGTAAATGGCATAGACAACAAGTAACGCTCCGAAGAGCCCTCTGGCCCACTTCCACATGGGTCAGTCCTTGGCTGGCTTCTGGTCATACACCAAGGCATACACCAAATCCCGGGTCGCCTCTGTGGCTACCGTCTTCCCTTCTTTTTCAAGTCGGTTCTTCAACTGAAGGAGCCGAACCACATTGCTGATCTGGGCATCCTCTTGGATTGAGTTCTTATAGAGCAAGTTCTTGATCCATAGGACCGCGCTGCCCATGACCGCAGGACTGGCCAGAAGCAACACGCCTAACAAGAGAATCAGGTTCTGTGGGTCTGTGAGGTTCATGCCGCCACTCCAAGTTCTTGCTTGAGGATGTTGAACAGGTGTTGGGCTTGGGCGCAGAGGGAGTCGCTCTTTTCTTCATTCTCTTGCTTGGAGAGGGCCCGGAGGTTGCGGTGATTGCAGACTGCAATGGTTTCCGTCCGGTCTTCAAGATTGGCCCAAGCCAGCGGAAAGAAATGGTCGATCACCCAGACCGTTCCGTAGTTCTCCCACGACCAGCCGGACTGCCACTGAGACTCCAGCTTGGCCCTGAGTTCCGCCACGGTGCATCCAAGGTCGCGGACGGCAGAGCCAGTCTTGTAGAGGCCCTTGACCGCATTGTTCAGTCGGCTGCGAAGAACGTGCTGGATGCGAAACTGCGGGTCTGCCAGCCTTTTCTTTTTCTTGTGCTGGCGATGGTAAGCCAGAATTTTCTCCCAGTTGTCTTCTGCGTACTGACGCTGACGGGCCAGAACGCGGTCACGGTTGCTCTGGTAGGAGGCCCGCGACTTTTGATTGTGACTCTCTTTGTGTTTTGCGTAGTGGCGGGCCCGCTTCGCCCTCATCTTTTCTGGGTGCCGAGCCCGAAACAGCTTTTCTGCCTCGCGGCTTGTTGCCCTGTTCTTCTCTGGATTTGCTTTCCGCCACCGCCGCATCTTTTCTGCGGCTGCGGCCCTCTTCGCCGCCACCTCTGGATGTTCAACGACCACGGTTTGGTTCTCCCAACGCTGCCAGTCTGTCGCCCTGCCATCGGACGAACTTGTCAAGCGTTACCAACTCCGGGTAGTCGGGGTCAAGTTTTCGGACGGTATCAACCAAAACCTCTGAGTACCGCTGGAGTTCCTTGGCGAACTCAAAAGTCTCACTGCGGTGCTTGCCGTAGCCTAGCTGCTTGTGGGCAACACAGCCAGTGTAATAGGCCACTGTTTCATCCAAAATGTATATTGGCGACTTGTTCCAATCTTTCCTCTGCTGGATCATGTACAAGTCATAGACTTTGCCGCGCTGGTCTTTGGGCACCCTGTCGGCAACGTGTTTGATTGTTACCTGCGGATGGGGAAGGATAATTCCATTTCCATTGCCTAGATAAATGCCATGCTTAATGGTCGAGGCATGGAGCCTATTGCTGACTCCATGATTCATTTCATGGGCATGGGTAATCAGGTCATCAGGCTCCTTGTGATCTCTCCAGTAATTGGGGTTCTCCAGCCTGCAATACAAGTCAGTGAGAATGTCGCACTTCTGGGCAGTGGGCTTCCTGACTGGAGGGCAGACTCCGCTCAAGAGTTCAATGTCCGGTTTGACCAGCACCGACACAGGGATAGGTTTAGGTGGGGGTGGGTCAGGAAGCCGGACTTGTGTTGGAGTTGTCTTGAGTGGGTAGGGCTTAAATGAAGCTGGCTGGCGGGGAGTTTTGGGCTCTTCCCGCCAGCCAGCAATGATCGTCAGCACACCAACCAGAATGGCGATTCGCCCAGCGATGGTTGCTAGGGTTTCCATTCTCCCGGGTTAGAAAGCCGAATGGCCGAAGCCGGTGTTGACCAGAACCCGGGCCTTGCCAGCCGCCGGGGGCGAGATGACAACCCCGATGGCATTGGTAGCCGTGCCCGTGGCCGCAGCACCAGCCGTCACAGTCACAAGGGCACCGGCCACAAGGGCTCCG